ATGAAAAAAAATTTTATATCCTTACTTTTTGTTTCTGCTATAACTGTCGGCCTTTTATCAGCCTGCAGCTCTGCACCTGCCGATGATAATGCTACGAATCCTAAAGCTGAAGCCGTCACTTCCCAAGCCAATCATGACACCAATTCTTCTCCTGTCTCTGTGACACTGAACGAAGTCGCCCATTCTATTTTCTATGCCCCGCAATACGTTGCGATTGAAAATGGGTATTTTGCGGATGAAGGAATTAATTTGACTCTTGTTACTGGTTTTGGGGCAGTCTAGTTAGTACAAGACAATACTTATTATTTTACCCGTAACTTCTGTCCTACATAGATCACATTCGGATTGCTGATGCCATTCAGCTGTGCAACCTTCTGGTAGGACGTGCCATATTTAGCTGCAATACCAGAAAGCGTATCACCACTTTGCACGGTATAATACTGCGCTGATGAAACACCTGACTTACCATTCACGATATTCTGAATTGTATTGTAGTCATATCCGGCAGCTGAAAGACGATTCTTTCTGTCGTTTCCATTGCCCCATTTACCGGCAAGAACTTCCTGTGCAATCTGCTCATTTGATTTTCTGGCAGACGCAGCGTTGATCTTGTTCTGGACTTCTGTGTAACGACTACCGAGAACAATCTTTCTTGTGTCGCCGTTGCCATATTTACCAGCTTTCACTTCGTTCACCAGTGCATCTACGGATGCAGAATAGATATGGTCGATGAAGTTTTGCACTTCCGAATACCGTGTTCCGAGGACGTTCTTGCGGTTGTCGCCATCACCGTACTTGCCTTGCATAACTCCAACAACCAGATCGAGCGTGGATCCGCCCGGAGTATTCTCTGTCGGTTTCGGTGTTTCTGCCGGTTTGATTGTGTTTCCTTTTCCGGCGTATTTGTTCCATGCATCCTTATCGCCATAGAATTTGTCCAGATCAAGGTTGCCGCCCCATCCATTCAATCTACCACAAGAGCTATACTGCCGGATAACACAAGAATAAGCTCCCTCGTTCCACGGCTTATCCTGATAGCCTGTCTGGTTCATGTCTGCGTACTGTGCAATCCAGAGTCCGTAATTGCCGATATTGTTGAATTTATAGGCTGCAGACTGCGAACAGTACAGAAGAGGTCTTACGCCTGTTTTCTGGTATACGTAGTCAAGCCAGCTCTTGCACCATGCAAAATCTGAGCTACCGAATGCCGGGTTGTTCTTCCCCTCCCAGTCAAGGCAGAGAATTGCTTCACCTACACGGTTTCCGATTCTATCAAGGAAGTAGTCTGCTTCTTTCTGGTAATCTCCACCATTCGCATAATGATAGATTCCAAGACTCTTTCCGGCATTCTTAGCCTGTGCATAAGCTCTTGTAAAATCCGGGTTCACGTAGCCTGTTCCCTCTGTTGCCTTTACGATCACGAAGTCGCACGGTACGACTGTGAGGTCAATCCCTGTCTGGTAACTTGCAATATCAATTCCATTCATTGCCATAATGTTTCTCCTTTCAAAAAGAGGGCAACTATTCGCCCTCTGAATCATTATCTACTTTCACCTGATCTTCCACCTGCGATCGGATGTGCTTCACAAGTGGCTGCATAAATGCTGGGATATTCACTCCCATGTCCTGAATGTTCTCTAAAATACTGATAATCTCATTGCAGATCAGCCACATCGCCACGACACATGCCACCAGAAATGTGACCGGCGACTTCCAACCAATTGAAGTTGATGCATATAGAAGCATTTCATCAATAATCGCTCCCACAACTACCAGCAGCCACATAGATACCTTTTTAAAGATTCCACGGATGCTTTTATAAGAGTTGATATCCTCTGCTCTGTATTTGCTTGCCATAAGTCCGGTCGCATAATCGATCAGATTACATGCCACCAGCAGGATCACCGGCACTGCAAGCACTCCAAGGAGTGCCGACAGGAATGCAAATACTGCTGTAAAAATTGCTTTGATATAGTTTGCCTGTTCCACTTTCATATTCCTCATTCTTTCTTTATGAATTTACCGGCTTCGCTGTTCCGGTATAAGATATCGGATAATCGTATGGATAGTCATACGGATAATCAACCGTTTCCTGGATCTGTACAGAAATCGTAAATTTCTCCCCGGTCGCAACCGTATTTTTACTTAATTTCACATCTGTAATTTTAAGCATTAAACCACCTCTACTTCTATCCTTGCCTTCCTGATTGAATCCGCAACCGCATACGTTACTTCCAATATATGTGTTCCTTTTTCTTTTGGAGCAATCTTGCAATCGAGATAATGACCATTGATATCACACTCTCCTTGCACCACGATGTCTGTATAACGTGCCAGCTCATAAGATGCTGTCAGAATCGTAAATGGCTCATCGTTAGGACTTCGCACCAATAGCTTAACGTGCTTGTCTTCGCCCAGGATAAATCTAATTTTGTTCACAACAACACCCCCTTCCGTGTATCGGATAAATTACCTCCACAAAGAGCGGATCTGGCTCTGCGATAACTTGATACTGATCCGGAACTGCCTCTACAGCATAATCTTCCGGAATAACTATAACCTTATAGTCTTCCGGAACAACTTCCACCATATAATCAAGCGGAACAAGTCTTACGCATAGAGTAGCCGGATCAACGATCAACAGTATCTTCGTGCAGTATGCAATATTGCCCGCATCATTTTCTGCCGTCAGCTCGACCACATACATTCCATCTAAATCATAAGGGACCGTGACATTCCACCGGTCCCCTTCAGCTCTTTCGAATATTACTTCTTTTCCATCTATCTTACCGCTTACCTTTACTACCATAGGCGCACCGCCTAGTCGGTAATCTCGACTGCAATAATGAATGTCTTTCCGCAGTCTACTGGATTCGGAGTAAGAGTCACTGACTTAATCACCGGAGCTGACGTATCGACAGTAACCTTACGTGTGACTGTAGTAGTCTTTCCGGCTTTGTCTTTAGCTACGATTGTGATGGTGTTTGCACCCTCAGCAAGAGTCACATCCTTAGTAAATGTTCCGTCTGTTCCGACCGTTACAGTTGCTCCATTTACCGTTACTGTAACTGGCTTAGATGATACGTCATCTGTTTTACCACTTACCGTTACCGTCTTCTTGTTGGTTATAAGGTCATTTGATGGAGCTGTGATCTGCAGTGTCGGAGGCACTGTATCAACTGTAAATGTTGCTGTCTTAGCTGCAGCTGCATTACCATCATTGTCGGATGCCTTGACCGAAATCGTATGCGATCCATCTTTTAACGTCGGTGATGTGCATGTGCACTTATATCCACCGTCAATAGCAGTCTTTGTTACCGTCGATACGGCTGTACCATCAACTGTGATTGCGATTGTTCCTGCATTTACTCCGGAGTCTGTATCTTTTACCTGGAATTCGATAGTCGGAGTTGTATTTGTGATATAAGCTCCTGCAGACGGAGACGTGATCGTGATAGTCGGTGCTGTCTTTTCTTTTACACGGAGTTTAAGTGATGCGCCGAGAGTAGCATGACTCTGATCTACCGTGGTAGTATTGCCGGCCACATCTGTAGCCTTTACTGTTCCGCCAAGGACATGATCCGGCTGATTGTAACTCGACTTACTTGGAGCTGTAACCGTAGCTTCCCATTTCCCGGAGGTCGAATTATAGGTCAGATTGTATGCCTGACCATTAAATATATATTGAGCTGTTTTTACTGCCATCTACGCTTCACCTCTACTGCTTGTCTTCTGTTACCAGATCTTCTGCTCCGGAATCAATCAGGACCTCTTTTACCTTGTCCTTTAAAAGTCTCGGTACCTGTGAATAAGTTTTCTTGCCTAACATAATCTGCTGTGCCCATAACATTGCCATCATTTCTTTTCCTCCTGAAATTTGTAATAATATGAATAAAAATAAAATGGTTAATACAATTATCGTTTTACTGATATACCGTTTCAGACATTTCCAAAATGCATCCTTCGAGCATTTCATTTTTCTCCTCCGCTTTTTCGACTCTTGACTGCAGGTTCGTATTTTTCTCTTCTGCTTCTTTAAGTCGTGCCTCCAGAGCTGCTATCCGGCTGTCTGGATCTTCTCCTTCCCGGTACATCAGCACACCAAGGATGCCGGCTGTGTACTTCACGATTGCATCGAGCTTTGTGTAGTTTTCATACACAACGGTATCTGCATCCCGTTCGCTCACAGACATTCTCTTAGTTGTTGTCTGATCAGAGAATAAAGTCTTCAGCTGATCCTCGGATGCTGAAATGGTCTTGATCAGAAGTGCGCCATCCGTCTGCTCAGTGACCTGCTGGATCTGCAGTTCCTGACCATCATTGAATGTGATTTTCATTTTTCTGTTTGCCCCTTTCTTCTTTTTAGAGGGATTCTGAACTAAATAGCAATTTATTAAATGTAAAAGCAGATTTGACAAAAGCGAACGATAGTATTGCGACCATAAACGATAAACTGATTTCTATCGTAGAACGTGGAACCAAAAATAACTACAATTACACAAAATATTCCAACGGCGACATGGTTATGTGGAGTAAATATACTTGGAATACCAATCTTGCAACCAGTTGGTATAACTGGTATTTTGCTTCTAGTGCTGCGGTTGGTTTTCCAGTAGCATTCAATGAAGCTCCTTTAATTATAGTATCTCCGGCAAAGACTAACGAACTGTATGGTCTTGGAGTTACCGAAGTGACTACAACCGGGTACAAGCTTACAGCATACAGTCCAAAGCAAGGAATGTGTTATGTACAAGCTGATATGCTTATAATCGGAAAATGGAAATAATTCTAATATGTTCCGATTGCAATATAGTCCATATAAAAAGCTTTATTTGTGTATGCTGCAAAATATCCTAATCGAAGCTGGGAAATTCCATTCAAGGTTGTGGTTTTTCCAAGAATCATAACCCAATCATCACTATTTTGAGTTATTGTACAACCCCTTAAAAATTTAAACGGCTTTGGAAATGTTGCTTGTTCTATTTTGGTACTTACACCCGTATATCCAGTGCCATTTTGTTGCAATGAGGCATATACGCGAATTGTTCCGGCACATATTTGAATCCTGTTTTTAGGAAATCGTATACAAATGCTTTTTGTTGATGGATCTATATAAGTTTCATATAATTTGCTACTTAATTCAGTACGCCAGTTGATATACTGAAAGCAAAAAGGAGCAATGTATGGAAGCGAAAATAATGGATGTATTGCGAAGAATGCAACCGGTTTTAGATGAAATGCAACTACGTGAGCTGAAAGAAGTGCTACAGATGACATTTACCGGGTGCAGAGTGATCCAGGAAACGGACCTGCAGGTTGTAGACAGGAGCTGGGAAGTGGATCTGGAAGAGTTTCTGATGAGTAAAGCACTGGAAGGAAAAGCATCAAAGACAGTGAAGCAATATCGGTATGAACTGGTTCGGTTACTGACCTATATCAATAAGCCAGTGAAGAATATAGATTCAGGAGATATCTCTGGATTCATGCGGACTTATAAAATGATCCGCAAGGTAGCAAACCAGACACTAAAGAATGTCCGGGCAGTGTATAGCAGCTTCTTCGGATGGCTGCGAGATCGTGACCGGATTCGGAGAAATCCGATGGTGCTGGTGGAATCTATCAAAGTAGAAAAGAAGATCCGAAAACCATATACTGATGAAGAACGGGAGCGGATGCTGCGTAAATGCAGCAGTCTCCGGGATAAAGCGTTACTAGAATTCCTATATAGCACAGCGGTCAGAGTATCGGAGCTTGCAGAGATTAACAGGGAAGATATCCGGTATGCGAATAAAGAGCTGATCGTGTATGGAAAAGGAGCGAAAGAAAGGACGGTGTACATCAATGAACGAACCAACATGTATCTGAAAGAATATCTGGAAAGCAGAAAAGACAATGATCCGGCGCTATTTGTCGGAAGCAAGAAACCGAATAGCCGGCTGACGAAAACAGGAATTGAGGATATCATCCGGCGGATCGGAGAGAAGGCGGGCGTAGAAAATGCGCATCCGCATCGATTCCGGAGGACGGCTCTGACAAATGCATTGAACCGCGGAATGCCTCTGCAGGAGGCTATGATATTTGCGGGACACGCAAAGTCAGAGACAACCATGCGATATTGTACAGTGAATCAGGAAGGTGTACGGTATCATCACTTTAAATATTTAAGCGCATAA